CGATTCTACATTCCGCAAGCAGAGTTTGCTTCGGATGCGCTAGACACGGTACTGTCTATTCCGACTCGCCCAGTATGGACTCTCGCCCTATTCAAAGCGAATCAGGAGCGCGGTGACGAACTTGGCAAGGAAGGGTCTGCCCTTCATCGCGCGTACCTAGACGCACATGGCGCGGCTACTATGACTGAGATGACTCCGGCTGACCAGACAGTTCACTTGGAACGTTAATGGCGAGTATATTCCCATTAGACATCGTTGCTCCCGGCGCTTGGGGTCTAAACCTTGAGAGCGCTAACACGCTGCTCAGTCCCCAGTGGGCGACCATTGCGCTGAATTGCGTAGTGAATCGATCAGGAAGGATTGCGGCACGTAGCGGGTGGGCTAGCCAAACGGCAACGCCTATCGTGGCAGGTGACAGCATCTGTACGATGCATGAGTTCTTGGAAGAGGACGGTTCCTCGACAATCATCTCAGCGGCAGGTAACAAGATATACAAGAACATATCGGATTTCACAGACGCAGCTAACGACATTACGTCTACCACAGCACCTACAGCTGACCATTGGAAGTTTATTAACTTCAACGGCAAGGTGCTAGGCTTCCAACGAGGGCACACACCTATTGAGAGGTCGTCAGGTGACTTTACTGATGCTAGCTATACTGGGACTGGTCCAGACGGGAATACTGCTGTCTCTGCCTTTGGTAGAGTTTGGGCGGCGGACGCGGACTTACAGACTATCCGTTATAGCTCGCTACTTGACGATACCGATTATAGTACTAGCGGCGGCACAATCGACATGTCTTCCGTCTGGACTAACGGAATGGATGAAATCGTTGGGCTCGCTGTCATTGGCTCTAATCTAGTATGCTTTGGTAAGAACCACATCGTAATGTGGGCTGATGGTAGCGGAAGCGAGATCGGCCTAGACCCTACCGCGATCGAGGTTGTCGACACCATAGAAGGTACCGGCTGCATCGCGCGAGATAGCATTGCGAATACAGGTGAAGGTGATCTTATCTTTCTGTCTAGGCACGGCATACAGAGCTTAGGCCGCGTGATCGAGAACAAATCAAACCCGCTAGTCGTTCTGTCTAAAAAGATAAGAGCGGACTTGCAGCAAGCGATAGTAACATCACGCGCCGCTGACGCTCAGTTAGACAGAGTGCGCGCAGTGTTCTCGCCAGAAGATGGCTTCTACATAATCAACTTCCCGACGATGGGCAAGCAGTACGTAATAGATACGAATCATGCCTTCCGTGATGACGAAGGTGATAGCCTCTTCCCGATTACTAACTGGTCGCTTGGCGGAGACATCGCTGGCATGGTTGTAAGCACTACAGGGAACTTCTACTTAGGCTCCGCGGGGCTAGTCGGAAAGTATGGCGGTACGTCGGATAACAACGCGGCTTACGACTTCCAGTGGGAGTCAGGCTGGCTGGACTTCGGCGATCCGCAAATCAATCACAGACTTAAGATACTCAAAGAAATCCTTGCGTCGGTCGTAATCGGCGACGGTAGCATAGCTTGGACTTGGGAGTTCGACTTTAACGGGACTACGCTGTCCCGTACGGCTACCTACACTGGTGGAACATCGTCAGAGTTTAACGTAGCTGAGTTCAACCTCGGAGAGTTCTCCGGCGGTACGACTATTCAGCGTAAGAACTTACCGGCACATGGAGAGGGGCAATTTCTAAAGATAGGCGCTACAGCTAGCGTGGACGGATTCGACGTAGTCCTTCAGCATATAAGCGTATCCCCTAAACTTGGCAGGATGGTTACATAAATGGCAGACTATACAAAGACGACTAACTTTACGGCGAAGGACGGTCTTTCGACAGGCGATCCGCTCAAGCTTATTAAGGGTTCCTACTTCGACACGGAATTCGACGCCATAGCGACAGCCATTACCAGTAAGTACGACACCAATGACATTGCGTCGCAGGCGCAAGCCGAGGCTCTGTCGTCTAACACAGTGCTGATGACGCCGGGACGCGTAAACGATGTCCTAGCTGACAATGCGTCAATGCTGCAAGACATTCAGGCGCTGACCGATCCCGGTGTTGATACCGTCCTCGGATGGGATAACAGCGCTACATCTGTCATAGGGTTCACGCTAGGCGCTGGCCTAGAGTTCTCGACTACAACGATCAATCTCGCGGATGCGGTGGCAGGTGCTGGTCTAGTAATTGCCTCGTCTATATTAGCGGTTGGCGCAGGTAACGGTCTAACCGTTAATGCGGATGACGTAGCTATTACAGACGCTGCTGCGACTACCAGTAACCCTATCGATATTTCGTCTGGCGCATTTACGCTCGACTTGACCGCTCTTACGACTATGACAGGTAACGACCTAGCAGCTGGCGATCTGATTTACGTAGACGATGGCGGCGTGTCTAAGGCTGTCAAGGTTGAAGAGGCCGGTATGCGGACTCAGACAGCCCAAGCAACTCAGACGCTAGCAGCTGCTGATATGAACACGATCATGGAGTTCACCGCAACGGCAACGCTTACGCTTCCGTCCGGTCTTCCGGTCGGTGTTCCAGTCGTACTCAACATGAAGCACGCTACGCAAGTACTGACAGTGCTATCCGATACAGGCATAACGCTGGTATCGGTTAACCATCCGGCGGGCGCTACGGCAGAGCAGGACACGGTAAACGCTGGCGGTACTGCTCTTATCTATCAGACTGCAGCAAGCGTCTGGTGCATATCAGGGGACATCTCCGACTAATGAGCCTCTTCTACACACTAATGGCATCTGGTGGATCAATTGTTGAGGACGCCCAACTAACGGGTACGACAGGCTCCCCTAACGTAGACAGTGATACTGCGACTGACCCTGCTGACGCAGAGGTCGGTTGGCACTTTCTGACTGACGGAACGATCGAAATAGAGGTCGGTCCCGGCAGCAACACGTTCTTCGCTAATTGGAACACGTTAGCACCTACCCCTGCTACAGACTACTGGATGCGTATAACAGCTAACGCCGGAGATGCGCACAACACCGGCATCTCTACAGGCTCGTGGCTAAAGATTGCGGGTACGTCAAGCGCTGATCGCGAGTTCAGTTGGAGACAGACCACGGTAGGAATACTCGGCCCCGGCTCAGTGAAGGTAGAGATATCTACTTCCGCCACCGGTACACCGATTGTTGCGACTGGTTACTACGGTTGTGGGATTGTTCAAGTGGAGTTGTAATGATAGACCTTCGGAGGACATGGCTAGCTAGCGATATTAAGCTAGTCATTGGGGAAGTATGGGACTACATAGCAGATGATTCACAGGTAGACTACGCTACGTGGGAGCCTCGCATCGATGACGACTCTCACTGGTACGTCACGAAAGAGAACGACGACATCGTCGGAATCTTCTGGATGCGTAGAGTGAACGCCATTACTTGGGAGGCGCATGCCAACGTTAGACCGAAGTACTGGGGAGATAATAAAGGAACGGAACACTGCCGCGTGGCGATCAAAGGCATGATGGTAGACACAGGCGCTCAGAAGGTGATCGCGCTAATACCTGACAGTTCGCCGCAAGTACAACAGATGGCAGAGGCTATCGGCTTCGTGCAGGAAGGAAAGCAAACAGCGTCGTACCTGAAGAACGGAAAGGTCTATGACCAAGTTCATTACGGCATAACAAGGAAAGCAACATGAGTTCAATTTTTGATCCCGGCAGGGACGACCGTAACGCCGCTAGTGCGCAAGCACAGCAAGGTGTCATCACAGGAAGCAATTTCTCTGGACCCGGTGGGTTGGGTGGAAGTTTCGACTTCTCTGGTGGAGTCGGCTCTAGTTCTTCTAGTCTAGGCAGCTTCCAGTCACTGTTCGACCAGATGCAAGGAATGTCTGGCCAAGGCTTTCAGCAAGCCATGGGCGGATTGCCGCAAGGCTTCCAGCAGTTAGGACAGGATACCATAGCCGGTCTACAGGGCATAAATGGTCCCGGTAGCCAAGGCAACATGGCCAACTTCACTGGCTTCGGCGATGTCTTTGCCAACGCGCAGCAGACAGCAACGGCCGACCCGTTCGAGCTAGGCTCGACGATAAGCGATAAGCTTAGACAGCTTTCTGAACGTAAGAATAGCCGTCTAGTCAACAAAACATTTGACCGTCTAAAAGCATCGGGTAAGCTCGGTACTTCAGGCGGCGCCAACATTGCTGGCCAGCTTGAGCAGAACCTCTTTGACCAAGGCTTGCAGCACGATCTTGCCGGGCTACAGGCAGGGCAGTCTCTGCAGCAGCAGGCGTTCAGCATGATGCAAGGATCGAACCAAGGTATGGAAGGTATTCTTTCCAGACAGTTTGGTGAAGGCATGGCTGGCGCTCAGTTCGACCAAGGAAACTTGCTCGCACAGTTTGGAGTCGGCAATCAGCAGTTCGAGAACTTCCTACGGAATCAGGCGCAAGGTACGCAGATGGGATTAGCAGGAGCGCAAGGCGCTGCTGGCCTGTCGCAGCTTCCGCTAGCGTTCCAGCAAGCTCTGATGGGCATGACTGGTCAGGCGTCTAACACGAACTTCGCGCAAGCAGGTGTGTCGCAGAACAACGCCTCGATGGCGCAATCGCCATGGCTCGAAGCACTTTCCGCAGCAGGCGGACTAGCTTCCGCCATAGCACCGGGCGGATTCTTAGGAAACCCAGTGGGAGCCGACTAATGCCTGACGCATTTGGACAAGAAACTCCGCAAGAAGCCAGCGCTCGTGT